ACACCTGGGCCACTCAAAACCCCACGCTCGTTTCGAGCCTGTTGAAAGTCGCGGCTGGGATTGCAGCCCTTTCCGCTGGCTTCGGTGTCGCCGCACTTGGTATTGCCGGTGTCCTTGGCCCTTTCCTCGCGGTGCGTTTCGCACTGTCCATGATGGGGCTGAAAATCCCCACGCTGCTGGGCCTGCTGAGAGTGTTGGCCGTGGCTTTCAGCGGTGGACTGGTAACTGCTATCCGCGCCGTCAGCATCGCCCTGTGGGGACTGGCAGCCAATCCTGTGGCGCTGGCCATCGCTGCCGTCGTGGCGACACTGGCCGGAACCGGCTACCTCATCTATCAGAACTGGGATCAGGTGAAGCTGTACTTCGCCAATGCCTGGACTGAGATCAAGGCCGGCTTCAGCGGCGGCATCGGCGGCATTCTCACCACACTGGCCAACTTCAGTCCGATTGGGTTGATCTACCAAGCCTTTGCTGGAGTGCTGAGCTACTTGGGTGTGGATCTGCCGACGCGCTTCACCGAGTTCGGCAACATGATCGTCAATGGTCTGGTCAACGGATTGATGGCCGGCGCCGGACAGATCAAGGAGGCCATCACCTCGATCGGCGGTTCGACCATCGACTGGTTCAAGGAAAAACTCGGCATCCACAGCCCATCGCGGGTCTTTGCCGAACTGGGTGGATTCACCATGGCGGGCCTGACGCAGGGGCTGCAATCCGGTGAACAAGGACCGCTCGATGCCGTCGCGCAAATCAGCAAGCAACTCACGAGCGCTGGTTCATTCGTGATGAACGCGATCGCCGGCCCATCTCCAACCGGGGAGAAACGCACACCGGTCGAAGCTGCCGGTGTGGCTCAGCCTGTCAGAGCTGCTCAAGCCGCTGCGCAAACGGCCGCACGCGAAACCAGTGGCACCGACTCTGGCGTTCTGGCGTCGTTAGCGACCCTCGGCAAACAGTTCACAGCAGCCGGCGCCATCGCACTGGGCAGCATTGCGGCCCCTGTCATGGCCATGGGCACAGCGGCAACTCCCAACGTTGCGATCGACAACCGAGCGCCCGTTGCACCACCGACTGCCTCGACCTACGACAGCCACGACCACTACGAAATCAACATTCACCCCACCCCGGGCATGGATGCCCAGGCGGTTGCCCGCGCCGTGCGTGCCGAGCTGACCCGTATCGATCGGGAAAAGTCCGCCCGCCAGCGCAGCCAACTATCCGACCAGGAGTAACCCGCATGATGCTCGCCCTCGGCATGTTCGTTTTTAGCCTGCACACGGCTGCCTATCAGGAGATGCAGCGCCAGACGGAATGGCGCCACCCTGGCAGCAACCGCATCGGCACCAACCCAGCCCGTCAGTTTCTCGGCAGGGGGGAAGATGCCGTCACCCTCCCCGGCATCATCTTTCCGGAGTTGGCCGGTACCGTTTTGAGCTTGGATGCGTTGCGCCAGATGGCTGACACCGGCAAGGCCTGGCCGATGGTCGAAGGCACTGGCCGGTTGTGCGGACTCTGGGTGATCGACAACCTGACAGAGACCAGGACGATCTTTTTTCCCAACGGTGCCGCGCGACGAATCGAATTCAACCTGAGCCTGAAGCGCGTCGACGATGGTCGTGTAGATCTGATCGGCGCAAGCACCGGCGCCGGGGTGAACATTCTGAGGGGGCTGCTGTGATCGATGCCGCGATTTCCCGAGTGACGGGCTACGTGACCAACGCCCTGGAACAGATTCGCCGTGATGCCGCCTATCCGGTACCGGCGTTCCGCCTGACCGTCGACGGCAATGACATCGCGCAGTTGATCAGTCCCCGGCTGATGAGCCTGGAGCTGACCGACAATCGAGGCATTGAGGCCGACCAGCTCAGCATCACACTCTCCGACCACGACGGCCTGCTGGTCATTCCACCCAAGGGCGCTGTTCTGCGGTTGTGGTTGGGCTGGAGTGATACCGGCCTGGTCGACAAAGGCACCTACACCGTCGACGAAACCGAACACAGCGGTGCACCTGACGTGCTCAGCATTCGCGCACGATCGGCGGACCTGCGCAAAGGGCTCAAGACCAAGCGCGAACGCAGTTGGAGCAACACCACCCTGGCCAAGGTGCTGGGCGCTATTGCGAGCAGCAATGGACTCACGGCAACGATTGCCGAAGCCTTGGGCAACCTGCCCATCCTGCAGCTCGACCAGGCCAATGAGTCGGATGCCAACCTAATCAGTCGACTAGGCGAAGAGTTCGATGCAGTGGCAACCGTCAAAGCGGGATGTCTGTTGTGCATTCCGGCCGGCGGTGGCAAGACGGCCAGCGGCATGGCATTGCCCCATATCACCCTGACACGCGCTGATGGCGACCAGCACCGGTACCTGAACGCGGATCGCGACAGCTACGACGGTGTGCGCGCTTATTACTACGACGTGAACAGTGCCAAGAAGCAGGAAGCGATTGCCGGCGGCGGCGAGAACCTCAAGGACCTGCGCCATACCTACAGCGATCAACAGTCCGCTCTGCGTGCAGCTCGAGCCGAGTTCAATCGCCTACAACGCGGCAGCGCCACCCTGAGCTACACCCTTGCTCGCGGTCGACCGGACCTGATCCCGGAGCTGACCTACACGCTCCAGGGCGTGAAGGCCGAGATTGATGAAATCATCTGGTACGGGGGCAACGTGCAGCACAGCCTCAGCGCGGACAACGGCTACACGATGAGCCTGGATTTGGAGAGCAAGTTGCCGGAGGACACGGTGGAGGATTTGGCCGAGGAAACTAAAGGGGATTACACCGGCATCATCGCCTACTACCGAGAAGATAAGAGTGGAAAGGAAAAGTCCGTGACGGCGGGCGATCAGGCAAAGCCCAAGCGGTTGCAGTGGTTGTATGCCAGTGAGAAAACGGCGAAGCGAGCGGTGGATAGAGAAATGAAAAAGCTTTCTACCTAAACGAGATGCCGCAGAACTGCATAGAGGTCTACGAACCATGGCCTGCGGCTTCGCCATTTCCACTCATTCCGTTTGGCTGAGCGAAACCATAGCCAGCAGCACCGACAGAACGCGCTTTTGATCATCCGAAGACAGCCGCCGGTATCGAATCAACAGGTCAAGCTCCAACTTTGTGAGGAGCTCAACTGCCGCAAATTCGGTGGTCTTCGGGTAAGAGTGGATGCGGATAGGTTCCATCGCTTGTCATATTCCATTACTGTATGTGCATACAGTACATTTCTAGAGCGATTTCGCCAATGGGGCTGACAATCGGAAACAAAAAAGCCCAGCCAGGGCTGAGCTTTTTTGCGCTATCTATCGATCAGTTACACCGCCGCATCGTTTCAACTACGTGTAGCTAGGAGTTAGCTTTTTGCCGCCGCCGCCATCGCGTAAGCCATTCGACGGAGTGTTTCTTTGTCGTAGTCCGTGAGTTCTTTTAGATACGACAGCACCTCGAGTTCGAAGGACGAAAGCTGATCTGGCGATACTGGAAAGTGCTCCCCCACCAGCACGTAGTGCACATCTACTCCCAAAGGCCTGACTGCAGCCAGGTACTTTGCATCAGGGCTTCTTTCATCCTTTTCATAATTGATCTGAGTTGTTTTTCCTACGCCGCCAGCAGCACCCAAATCAGTCTGGCTGAGCCCCAAGCGCGACCTTTCTTCCTTCAGTCGCTCGCCAATGGTCATATTTTTGAACCCCTAACATTGACAGGTTCATTTATATGAACCAATATCATCACAACATCACGCGAAATCACACGAATCTGAACTATGCACGCCACCTATGCACCCGAGCAAGCCTGCCAGGACGCAAGAAAGCGCCTGGAGTTACAGGGTATCTCCGTTAAAGATTTCTCAATTCAAAACGACCTCCACCCCTCAACTGTTTACGCAGTTTTGAACGGGCAGAAAAAGTGTCTGCGGGGTGAAGCACATCGGGCAGCCGTGCTCCTCGGGATCAAAGACGGCGTGATTACAAACTAGGGCCTCTGGCTCCAGGAGGAAACCAGAAGATGAAACGCCCAGTGCTAGAAACCAGACGCCAAGTCGTGAGTGCAGTTGTTTGCGCTTACCCGGGTGGCCGCGAGTGTGCAGCAGCGCGCCTCGGCTACGAACTCAAGAAGTTCGACAACCATGTCTACGAAAACGCCGGCAGCCGTCCATTGAGCGATGACCAGATTCATATGCTCGAGCGAGATGCGGGCACCAGCTTCTTTCCTGAGTACGTTGCCTCCCTATACAGCGGCATGTTCGTACCGATTGCAGCCCCCGAGACCCTGGACAACATCGAGTTGTACAGCCGTTCGGTCAGCACAGCAGCCAAGCGTGGGGTGGTCGATCAGATCATCGATAAAGCGTTGGCCGATGGCGTCATCGAGAAAGGTGAGGCGGCTGCAATTCTTGCTGCCCACAGCAAGTACCTGAGTGCACGGCATTCCGAAGTGCTGGCCACGATCCAACTGCACAGCAAGGAGGCCGACTAATGAGCGTCTACAAAATGGTTTGCCCCCATTGCATGGGGCGCATGCGAATCCGCACCAGCGAAGGCACTCACATTTTCCTGCGCGTGGCTTACCTGCAATGCGCAAACGAGGCTTGCGGGTGGTCCGTGCGAGCCGAGTTTGAAATGACTCATGAAATGAGCCCCAGCGGGATGCCCAACCCAACCGTCAAGCTACCCGTAGCTCCTGTTGCATTGCGGCGCTTGGCGATGAAGTCCCAGGACGATCAGCTTGATTTGCTGGAACCACTCGATAAGGAGGTTGAATACGCATGAACGCCATCACCTTGACGATCAATCCTACCAATGACTATCGCGCTGCAATGCAACAAGCGGCCGTGTCCTACCTGTACCGCCAACAAGGACAGCACCTGTCCGGCGATCACCAGCTACTTGAAAACTGCAAACGCTACCTCGCCCAATCGCTCGAAGTATCCGAGCACCTGGTGCAGCGCATCGCTGAACTGGCAGTTGTCGAATTCGAAAGCATGACCACAAAACGTGTGGCTCTGCTGGGCATCTATCCGGCAAGCAGCGCATACCGGTACCTGGTCTGGTTACTGGATACACAAACGCAGAAGCGCTACCCGGTACCGGCGCGCTTCTTACCAGCGCGCTTGCTGACCTCCCGCGACACCTCGAACTAAATCTGAACCGCCCCTGACATCTGCCCGCCTTGCGTGGGTAAGGGGAAACTGCACTTTACTGGTGGCCGAAATGAGCAATATCACCATCCAACTGGAACTGAACCAACAGCAGGCAGAGCAATACCTGCAGTGGCTCGAAAGCCAGTACGACACCACCATGGCTGACGTCTGGTACTCCGACCGTTATCGGAATGTACCGAGTGACCAACGAGGACCGAAGGTACTCAAGGACATCCCGCATCTTGCCGGCATTTGCCGGACTCGCAGTGAGTTGAAAAAGCAGCTCGGCACCAACGCTGTGGAGCGTGCGCAGTGAAGACCATGGACCACCAATTGCGCGCTGATGTATTGCAGCGGCTCGAGTCCGACTTTGGCCTGCAGCACATGGCCGGCACCCAATACATGCGCAAGGGGACTTGCCCGCAGTGCAACCAGCGGCGGCTGTTTTCCCGCTACGACGAGCCATGGTTCATCCGCTGCGGCCGCGAGCAGAAATGCCGCTACATGGAACCGGTCAAGGAGCTGTACAGCGACCTGTTCGATGACTGGAGCAAGCGAGCCCCTGCTACCGACGATCAACCCGCAGCGAGCGCCAAGGCCTATCTGACCTTCGCCCGAGGATTCGACATGGGGATGATCGAAGGCTGGTACACCCAGGAAAACTACTTTGATCGCGAGCTGAACATTGGCTCGGCCACCGTTCGCTTTCCACTCGAAAAGGGTGGCTACTGGGAGCGGCTGATCGACAAGCCGAACCGCTTCGGCAAGAAGAAGGCTCGTTTCAAACCTGGCGAAAGCTACAAGGGTTATTGGTGGGTGCCTCCCTGCGTGGATCTTCTGCAGGTCGACGAGCTGTGGATCGTCGAGGGCATCTTCGATGCCATTGCCTTGGTACAGAACGGTATTCCAGCCGTCGCCGCGCTTTCCTCGAACGCCTATCCAGAGGAGTCGCTGAAAGCTCTGATCACCGCTCGCGGCGGCAAAACGCCAAAGCTGATTTGGGCATTGGACAACGAACCAGGTGCGCACAAATACACCCGCATGTGGGTCCGCCAGGCGCGTGACCTTGGCTTCACTTGCGACGCGGCGCAGATTCCCCAGCCTGATTCGCGCAAGGTCGATTGGAACGATCTGCACCAGCGGTGGGCATTCATGGATGACGTCGAAGCCCGCACCCAGCGGATCGACAAAGAGCTGGACGACGCCAAGCATCACGGAGCCCTGCTGATCGCGGAAAGCGCCGTGGAGAAAGCCTTGCTGATGTACCAGTGGCGCGAGCGCGAAGAGTTTCACTTCGGATTCGACTCCCGCCTGTACTGGTGGAAGTTAGACATCTCGAAGTTCAACAGCGCCATGCAGGCACTGGATGCCAGCGATAACCAAGAAGACCAACAGCTCAACGACAAAGCACGCCGCGCCAAGGCGCTGCGCATGTCCGGCTGCGTGGTCGAGATCGCCAACTGCTACCCCAAGGCGCTGTATTTCCAGCGCAACGAGATTACCGACGAGTCCTGGTACTTCTTCCGCGTCGACTTCCCCCACGACGGCGGCTCGGTGAAAAACACCTTCACCGGTGGCCAGGTCGCAGCGGCCAGCGAATTCAAAAAAAGACTTCTCGGCATGGGCGCCGGAGCCGTGTTCACCGGTAGTGGACAACAGTTGGACAAGATCATGAAAGACCAGCTCTTCGGCATCAAAACCGTTCAAACTATCGACTACGTCGGCTACAGCAGGGAATACGGCTGCTACGTGTTCAACGACATCGCTATCCGGGAAGGCCAGCTCATCACCATCAACGAAGAGGAATTCTTCGAGATGGGCAAGCTGAAACTCAAGAGCCTGCAAAAAGGCGTGAAGATCGCCCTGCAGAAGGACGCCAAGGACTACGACCCGCAGTGGTTGAATTTGCTCTGGCAGTGCTTTGGTGCCCAGGGCGCCGTTGCGCTGACCTTCTGGTTTGGCTCGCTGTTCGCCGAGCAGATTCGCTCCCGGTACCAATCGTTTCCCTTCCTGGAAGCCACAGGCGAGGCCGGTGCCGGCAAAACCACCCTGCTCACCTTGCTGTGGAAATTGCTGGGCCGCGAAGGGTACGAAGGCTTCGACCCATCCAAATCCACCAAAGCAGGCCGCAGTCGCTTGATGGGCCAAATCTCCGGCATGCCCGTTGTTCTGCTGGAATCGGATCGCAGCGGCGACGATAAGGCCCACGCCAAAACATTCGAATGGGACGAGCTGAAGGACTACTACGGCGGCGGCACGCTCGCGACCAAGGGTGTCAAAACCGCCGGCAACGAAACCTACGAGCCGCCCTTTCGCGCCACCATCGCCATCAGCCAAAACGCCCCGGTCGTAGCCTCCGAGGCGATCATGACCCGGATTGTGAAATTGCATTTTGTGCGGCCAACCGTGACTGCTGAAAGCCGCGCGGCAGCGGACCTGCTCAACTCATTGGAAGGCGCAAAGCTCAGCAACTTCCTGCTGCAAGCAGTACGCAAAGAGCCAGAAGTGATGGAGCTGTTCGCCAGTCGTTTGCCTGGTTACGAAGCGAAACTGCGCACCCTCCACAGCCACTGCTTCGCGTGCGAAACGCCATTCAAAAATGAGCACGACCACTGTGCCCACTGCGGTAACAAGCTACGCAGCTACATCCGTGTGGAGCGGATCAACAAGAACCACGCACAGTTGCTCGCCCTGCTCGATTGCCTGCGCCTGGTCCTTCCCCTGAGCGAGCCGCAAATCAGCCACACCCGCACTCAAATCATCCGCATGGCCATCGAGCGTCAGGCCTCGATCAGCTCGGATCACCCGGTGGTGGCTGAATTCTGGGAAGTGTACGAGTACCTCGAAGGCCTGGACGCTGACGGCCCGGTGGTCAATCACAGCAAGAAAGACAACACCATCGCCATCAACCTCAACGACTTCGTCAAGTGCGCGGCCGAGCACCGTCAGAAGGTTGCCGATATCGGCGAATTGAGGGAGCGCCTCAAAGATTCCCGCTCTCGGAAATTGATCGACACGAACAAGGCAACTGACAGCGCAGTGCGTGCCCACCAGGCCAAACACTCCAACGCTGTCATCACCAAGCAACCCATCGTGAAGTGCTGGATTTTTCAGGCCTGACCGTCAATCACCGAGGGACAGATGAATGCAAATTCAAATACTCGTCGGAAGTGACACATCAGCCCCCCTGCAGGACCGCGTCACCGAGGTGATGCGTCAAATGGGCAACGATCACCGAAAAACCGTACAGGCCGAAGCCTACGGCGCAGAGGGGCTCGTTGACATCTTAGAAGTTCGGGCAACAGACGGTCAGCGCGAAATTTTGGTTCTTAACTGCTCGCGACAGCAGATCCAGGCAGCACTGGATTGGCAATCGAGCACTGAGGACAACAACGAATTCGAAGACTTGGAGCTGCACCTGGTGCGAAAGCCAGACAGCGACATGTAACGCCGGCTGCAACCGGCAACCACTGAAAGGAGAGAACCATGCAGCGCACCAACCAATCAGCCCAACGGAACAGCAGGGAGTTGTTCAGCAACCTGATCACCACGATCGCAACCATTGCACTGATCGCCGTCACGGCTATTCAGGTACCTGACGTACTGATCTGGCTCGCTAAGTAACGAAATCGGGAAGTGGTGCCGAGGGGCTGCAACCCCTCGACACCGACCACCACTGAAAGGAGAGAACCATGCAAGCTCAAACCCACACCGATGGCGTCGCCGAGGCTATCACGAACACGTTTTCGTATGGCAAACGGACTG